TTTTTTTTTTTTTTTTTTTCATGGTTATTACACACTCCATGGGTTTTCCAAAATTTTTTTGGGTACACACCGTATGCCGAACACCGGAGGTGTGGTTATTCATCAGAGTTAACTGGAAATTGAGCGATGACGTCACCAGAAGTCGGCCCGCGCATATGGCAGGTACCGGACTAACGGGATGTCTGCTGTGCCGTTGACAACTGAATTGACCAACTCCAACAAATCAGAGTAATGCTCGCCATACCTGGCCAAGCAAAAGTGGTCCATCTCCCAATAGTCAATACTAGGGGCGGAGGCGATCTGTTTACAAACAGACATCACTCCACCATCGAGTATGACTTGTTTTGCTGAATATGAGAACAATTCAGCTGGGAGTTTCAAATAGTCCACGTCGAGACTGTTGAGGCGCTCAAACAGTATATTTGCTACATCGTCCAAGAATCGATATTCCCATGCGACGGAGAGTAGTTTACCAGCAACATACTCATCGTCAGAGATACTATCGTTTCTAGTTGCGCGAATGTTCAACTTTGCGAACACCCGCCCAAACTTTGGAACGAGGTAGAACTGTTCGGAACTGGGGATGAACACTTTGGATAAAAACTCAGCTTCCATGAGGTACCTATGTACTTTCACTTTCGCTGACATCCGTGCCCATCTTGCCTGTCTCTCATACAGTCTTCTCGCGAACCTAAGACCAGCTCTGTCCTTACGACAAGAGCTACTACTGATAGTGGCGATCATATCGTCGCCAAGGAAGAATGCAGCCCCGTGGGCATTAACCCTACGGGCCCAGGAATGGAATATGGACATGTTCCAAACTGAATTCCTGAACGTCGTTGAGGTTGAGCCACTCGGCAGTTGGTATTTGACCCTACTTTTAAAGTTGTGGGGCCTGTTCACGACATTATAAGAGTTAGCTTTACTCATAATGTCACACAACCACTGAGGGGCGCCAAGTCTTCTGAGCCACAAGGTTTCCACATCAATGACTTTCTTGCACTGACGCATGTCGTTCTCCGAAAAATCACACTCTATTACCATCTCTGGCTTAACTGCACCAAGCTTCTTCGCGATAGCTGTGGTCGACTTCTTATAAGCAAGACCCATCTTGACAGGGCCATGCTGATTCTCCAAGCGGAGACTAAGATCTAGTCTCCTTAAACACTCTGACAGAATAGGTCCGCTGATAGCGTTATGCAAATCAGTGGAGTCATTAACTATTCTACCAGCCCAATCATCAAATCTGCCTTTACCCTCCTTATGTCTCTTCAGGAGGGCTTCGACTTTAGTAAACACGGACTTGCGTGAGTACTCTTGAATCGTGAAACTGGAAAATAGCTCTACAGCTGCCAGCATGCGTTTTTGTTTTGGAGGGGGGTTGAGGTCGTTCCAAGCATCGAAAAGTTCCTTGGTCCACTCTATAAGGGGAAGCTGATCTCTGATCTTTTGATGGCACAACTCCTGTGCGGCATCAAGCAGGTCGGGGTGAAACGACCTGTGGTCCACGTAATTAATACGCTTCTCAACTGATGCTACAAAGTTGTTGAAGCCAGGATCAGTGACGATAGGGACATCTTCCTCAAATAGAGGCCCGTAGACTGGGTTCGATAGTGATTTATCGGTGACTTTGTCAGGTATTCCAAAAGTCATGGGGATCTTGGGTATCAAAAGCTTGCGAGCTTTATCCGTCCTTCTGTACCTAGCACAAGCAGCATTGCTGCCGGCCTGCCGGCCCGAACCGACTCTAGG